TCGGCGGCGTGGGCCTGATTCTCGCCAAGGACGCCAGCGTCGCGGGCGTCGCAACGAACTGACATGCTCCCGGGCCAGCCGCCGCAGCTTCCGATTCCGCCTGCGCAGTCGCCGCAGCCACCCTTGCCGCCGCCGGATCTCCCGCCGCCGCCGGCAAGGGTTCCTCGCAAGGCCTACGCGCCGCAGATCGAGCTGCCCGACCACGAGCTGCAACGCCTGGCCAACCGGATCGAGGAAGGCTTCGAGGCGGCGCAGGTGGACCACACCGAGCGGATGGCGCGCTTCACTCGCGCCTATGCGCGCTGGCGCAACCGCGCCGAGCCCGCGGAAGCGGGCAAGGAAGACAAGGCGAATTTCCGCGTCCCGATGACGCAGTGGCAGACCTACATCAAGTGGGCCAAGGAGCTGGAGGCCATGTTCGGCGACGACGCCGAGATCGTGGCCGAGCCGGTCGGCCCGAGCGATCACCGCAGCGCCGAGAAGGTCGAGGCCTTCGTCAATTGGCGGGTCTTCAACTCGATGCAGTTCGTCTCGCCGATGGCGGTGTTCAGCTTCCGCAAGATCCTCTTCGGACGCGCTCACGCGCTGCTGGAGTGGGACCGGCGGACGTTTCGCGTGCCGATGGAAGACGGGGGCTGGGAAGACCAGGTCTGCTACGACGGCCAGGTGTTCAAGCCGCTCTGGCCCGACGACCTGGTGGTGCCAGGCGAGGACGCCGAGACGATTCAAGACTTCTCGTGGGTGATCCGCAAGTTCGACGCCACGCCCGACGACCTTCTGCACGGCGAGGATGATGGCACCTACGCCAACATCAGCGACAACCTGGATCAGATTCTCGCCTGGAGCGAGCAGCGGCAGCGGCGCACCTACGACGACCCGATGAAGCGCGAGGCCGACGAAGCCGAGGGCGTGGTGCGCGAGGGCAGCATGAGCGCGGCGAACACGCTGCGCGTGTGGGCCTGGTACGGGCGCTGGAGGCGACTGAAGGGCCGCAAGAGCGCGCGGCCGGAGAACGCCAAGGGGCGCGAACGCTATGAGAGCGATCTGCTGGTGTACTACCTGCCAGATTTGCGGCTGGTGGTCGGATGCCAGGACCTGGCAGAGATGTTCCCGACGTCGCCGGACCGGCGTCCGATTGTTGAGGCGGCGCTGGTGCATGACGGTAGCTACTGGTCGCCCGGGTTCTTCGAGCTGCTGGAATTGGTCGAAAACGAGCTCACTGTGGCCCACAACCTGGGCTCGCAGGCTGGGCAGTTTTCCGTGGGCCCGATCATTTTCTACGATCCGGCCAGCGGCTTCGATCCCGACAGCTTCGTGTATGAGCCGTTCGTCAGCGTGCCCGTCAAGAATCCTGCGGGCATCAACATCGTGCAGCCGAAGGCCGATCTGACTTACCCCATTACCGTAGGGCAGCAAGTTCAGGCCATCGGCGAGCGGTTGACCGGCCTGGATGATTCCAACGTGGGCCGCAGCTCCGACCGACCGAACGCGCCGCGCACCGCGCGGCAGTTCATCGGCCTCCTGGAGCAGGGCAACATTCGCGCGTCGCTCGACACGCGCATGATGCGCGAGGATACCGCCCTCATACTCCGGCGGATCTGGGCGCTTGAGCAGATGTATGGTTCGGCGCGGGTGTTTTTCCGCGTCACCGAGGAGGACGCCAAGGGGCTGTTCGAGACCAGCCAGGGCGGCGCCTGGATGACGAGCGAGGAGCGCGGCGGCCGCTATGACTTCAAGCTGAATTTCGCCACGTCGGTCTGGTCGCGCGAAGCGCAGAAAGAGCGCCAGATGACGCTCTACCAACTCGACCTTCAGAACCCGCTGGTGGTGCAGAATCCGCGGGCGCTGTGGAAGGTTACCTCCCAGGTTCACAAGGCGCTGGGCGATCCGAACTTCGCCGACCTGGTGCCGGAGCCGCCCGACATGGGCGGCCCGAAGACGCCGCAAGAGGAGTGGACCTTGATGCAGGAGGGCCAGGACGTCACGATCCGGCCCGAGGACCACGACGACCTACACCTGCTGATCCATTTCAAGCAGTTGGCCCAAGAGCAAGCTGGGACCGACCCGGACGTGGGCGCGATCCAGATGCTGAAGCAGCACATCACGGATCACCAGCGGCAGCGGCAGGAAAAGAAGCTCATGGGCGCGCTGGCCAGCGCACTCACCACGCAGATCGCGGGGGCGCAGCGGCCAGGGATGCCGATGCAGCCGGGCGCTGCCGGCGCGCCAGGCATGGACGGCTTGCAGCAGTTCCTGGGTCAGATGTCGGCAGCCGGGCAGCCACCGCAGAACGTAGCGCCGCCGCAACAGCCGGCGGCAGAAACCGGAGAAACACCGAACGATGAAGCAGGCCTATGATCCGATCACTGTACTGAACCTTTTCCCGACCTACGCCACGCAGGAAGACTACACGCGGGCGACGGGAAAGCCGTGTCCTCCCTGGACGCTCGACAAGCACCCGAAGTACTGGTTCGATCCCAAGCCGAAGAAGATGACCACCGGGCCGGATGGGACGGCGTACACCATGTACACCAACAGCTTTCTGGGCAGCTTCGACCCCGACACGCAGGCGCCGATTTTCGAGTCGCTGATGCTGAGCCTCACCGAGGCGGCCACGGTCAACATTCCCCCCACCGGGACAGGCGAGACGAACGTGCCCGGCGCCGATGCCAACCCCGTCCAGTGCCCATCGAAGGCCCTCACCGCCAACCAGCAGATTGTGCGCTACGGCGTGTTGCAGATCCCCGCTGTCCGAAACCTGGACGTGCCGCTCCCCAGCGACGACGCAAGCAACTTCACCAACGCCGACCGGGCGCTGCTGGTGGGCATCGCCAACAAATTGCAGGTGCAACATTGCGAGCCGTAGGCGATCTTCCGAAGCTCCACAGCACCGGGCGCGAGTACATGCCGCCGCCCCTGCCGCGATCCAGGATGCGGTTCGTCGGCAAGCGCAAGAGCGTTCTCGAAGAAATCGGCGAGCTCGAGCCGGAACGCCTGGCGGGCTTGCTGCGCGCCTACCCGGTGGACATGCACGAACTCAAGCGGCTGTTCGTGCAGTGGGCCACGGCGCATGACAAGGGCCGCTGGCCGTACTGGCTGGAGGCCTGGCTCGACTTTCGCACCGAGGCGCTGACGCCGGCCGTGCTGAAGGACATCTGCGCGTGAAGATCGCGACGCACGCCGAGACTCCCCTTGATGGGGTGGACCGCGAGCACCTGGAGCAGACGCTCCGGACCCGCGGGTGGCAGATCATCGAGCGGCGACTCGTGGCCATGCTGCAACGCGAAAGCGGACGTTGCGAATCGACCGACGATGAGTTGTCAATCCGGCGGGCGCAAGGCGCCGTTGCGGCGGTTCGCGAAGTACTCGCCCTGCCGGCGGGCATCCTGCGCGAGATCAATGAGCGGCAGCGGAGGAGGGGCTGATGCTGAGGATCAAAGCGGGGGCGACTGGCGCGCGGTTGAGCGGCTTGCGCGTTGAGATCCTGGCCGCGCTCATGGTCGCCGTCTCTGTCTACGACAGCGCCAAATGCGACCTGCTGCTGACCTGTGGGACGGATTCGAAGCACATGGCGACCAGCCTCCACTATGTCGGCCTGGCGATTGACATTGCTCTGCCTAACGCCGTGCCGGTGGAGGTCTCCGCCATCAAGCAGGCGCTGGAGTGGGCGCTGGGCGACGACTACGACCTGGTGGTGGAAGAGGACCACTGGCACATCGAATTTCAGCCGAAACGCGGCGTGAATTTATGAGGGGGCTGGTGGCGGCCATCCTGCGCCTGCCGCACCGCTGCCGGTTCTGCGGCAAGTTCTACCCCATTGAGGAGTTCGTTGGGGGCGGCCCGTCGACCGGCTACTGCCTGCGCTGCTATGGCGACCTGGCCGTCAAAATCGCCCTGCTGCGGGGGATTCGAGGCTGCCAGGAGTGCGGGGCCAGCTTCGAGCTGCTAACCGCTCGGGCGGCTGGTGCCGATGTACGGATGCGGATGTACGCCAAAGACGGCGTTTGGCAGCTCCTCTGCGGCGCCTGCGGCGATTCCTACGAGCGAAAGCGCTTGGACATGTTCGGTTCGACTCCGTACCAGCTTGAACGCGATGCGTGAATATGCCTTCTGAAGTCGAGGAGTTGGTCCCAGCAGCAGACGAGATCGAGGGCGGGCAGCCTGCGGCTGACGATCCCTCACTGAACCCGCTTGACGACCGGATCACCGCCGATGGTGATCCCGCGCCACGCAAGGAAGCCACTCCACCCCCAGGACCGGACAAGGAAGTTCGGCGGCTCGAGAAGCAGCTCGCCCGGGAACGCACCGCCCGGCGGGACGCGGAAACGAACGCGCGGACGTGGTACGACCGCCTAACAGCGGCTCAGAGCACAGGGAAGCCGGCCGCCGAAAAGGTGGATCCGGAACTGGCGAAGGAAGAGGATCTCGTCGACGCGATCCAGAGCGGCGACAAGGGGCGCATTCGCACGGCGCTGAAGCAGGTTGGCCTGGCCACCGTCGATGATGTGGAGACGCACATCTCGCGCGGCGTCGAGGCCAAGATGGCGACGGTGACGCGGGACGCGGGGATCTACGACCGTTTCCCTGACATGCGCGACACCAAGAGCGAGCTTTTCCGCACCGCGCAGCAGATCTACGCCAGGCGCATGGACGCCGATCCGCACGCCAGGACCAACCCGTTTTTCATGGAGGACTGCACCAACGCCGCGGCGATGGAGCTGGGAGTTGCGCCGAAGCGGGCGGGCGCACGCCTGCCGAAGTACGACGGCGTGCTGCCCGAGGGTGACGACGACGAAGAAAACGACGAGCCCGAGCTGGTGGGGCGCGGGAAGGGCGAGGAGCCCGAACAGGAGCGCGCCGACCGCATCAAGAGCCAGGCGGCCGGATCGGGACGCGCCAGAGGGCCGGCACGAACCGGCAGCGACGACCGTCTGAGCTCGCAGCAGCGCGAAATCGCGCGCAAGTTCGGGCTGACCGAGGCCGAATACGCGAAGCACGCCAGGCAAGGCGTGCGGATGGCCGGGCGGCCGAGGTAACGATGGCAACCACCAAAAAGTCACATCACGGCAAGCCTGCGGGGGCGGGTTCGTTTGTTTCCCCTTCCCCCGCCGCTTCCTTGACGATCAACGGCAAGCCGATCCCTGCGGAGTTTGCGCACGCGATCGCGTTCCAGTACACGGACCAGGGCATCGAAGAGGCCAACCGTGGGCGCGTCCTGGAGAAGGGCGCGGGCGTGACGGTGATCCGCGCCGAGGGCTTCGACGCTGACATGGAGCACCGGCGCGACGCCGGCGACGGCAAGATCGACATTTTCACCGCCCCCGATCCGCTGAAAGAAGCGATCGACAAAGTGCGGGAACCGGGCTTCAAGTACAAAGCACTGAGCCCGAAAGTCATCGAACGGCGTGGGCTGCGGGGCTTCGAGGTCTGCAGGGACCCGAAGACCGGCCAGGCCGTGACGATGGCGAACATGGTGGTGGGGCGGATGCCGAACGCAGTCGCGGACCAGCGCAACAAGCACTACCGCGACATCGGCAATTCGGCCCTGGCGGAGTCCGAAAGGCATTTCAAAGCGCAGCAGGAACAGTTGATTCAAGCCCGTGGCGGTGTGGGACTCAGTGTCCTCAGCCCCGGCGAATCACTGCACGGCGCGGACCTGGGCGGCCAGGATCGCGACGTCACCGTTGGTCTGCGTTCTCAGCGTGGCAACAGCCACTTCATCGAAGAAGCGGCGTAAGCCGCAGCTCCGATTCCAGCCGCAGCGAAATCAGACAGAAGGAGTGTGTCTATGGCGAACGTGAACAATCCCTTCGGCCTGCGCTCTCTCGGCGTCACGCTGAGCGGGGGCGCGCCGCAAATCGAACTTTATGACAAGGTCGTCGGCTACGGCACGGCGGTCTTTCCCGGCGATGCCGTCAACCAGGTGGCGGACGGCTCGATCGAGAAATCGGCGACGCCAGGCTCGACGCTGTTCAGCGGCGTGGCACTGGACTACGGCGCCGCCCTCAAGGCCACGGATCACCTGGTGATCGTCAGCCCCGACGCGATCTTCGTGACACAGTGCGACGACGATGCCACCGGCCTGGTGGCCGCGGATCGCGGCCTGAACTGCAACCTGATCCTGGGCGCGGGCAGCGCGACCACGCTCAAAAGCGCTCACCAGCTCGACACCAGCACCAAGCAGACCACCAGCACGCTCGACATGAAGCTGCGGCGGCTGTTCGGTGTTCCGGACAACGCCTACGGCGAATGGTCCCGCTGGGAAGTGGTGTTCAACAACCACCGCAACGCGATGGGGACGACTGCCGTCTAGCGGAAACCCGCGAAGACTGAACAGGAGAAGACACAGAAATGATGATCAGAACTCAGTACCCCGACCTCTTCTTGGCGAGCATGTTGCCCGCCATCAACGCCAGCGTGATGAAACGGTTCCAGCGCGACGCTCCGGTCTACTCGCAGGTGTTCCGCGTGGAGACCAGCTCGCGCTCCATCGAGCAGCACAGCGAGATCACCGGCCTCGGCAACATGGTCGAGATCCCCGAGGGCGGGGACATGCGCTACGACTACAGCGTGCCCGGGTTCGACAAGACCTTCGTGCACAGCCAGTTCGGTTTGGGCTTCAAGGCCAGCCGGCTGCTGGCCGACGACGACCGCTTCGGCATCATCAAGAAGCTCTCCAGCGAGCTGGGACGCTCCGCCGCCGAGACCATCGAGCTGGCGGCCGTCAGCGACTTTAACAACGGCTTCACGGCTGGCTCTACGGCCGGCCCGGATGGCGTGGCGCTGTTTTCGACCGCACACCCGATGGTGAAGAGCGGCGCCACGCAGGCGAACACGCTCAGCTCCGCCGCCGACCTGGACATCGCGTCCCTCGAACTGGCGCTGACCGACTTCCGGCTGATGAAGGACCCGGCCGGCAAGATGATCCGGTTGGAGCCCAAGCAGCTCATCATCCCGGCGCAGCAGGAGTTCGCCGCCGCCGAGATGCTGAAGGGCACGATGCGGTCCGACACCGCGAACAACACCATCAACGCCTTCAAGAACCGCATCGGCATGGAGTCGTTCGACTCCATCCTCGTCTGGAAGTACCTCAGCGACGCCGATGCCTGGTTCATCCGCGCCGACAAGGAAGACATCGACCTGATCTTCTACTGGCGCGAGCGCTTCAACGTGGTCCACGAGGTTCACTTCGATTCGAGGACGATCAAGACCGCTTCCTGGATGCGGTTTTCACACGGCTGGTCCAACTGGTACGGCCTGTATGGAGTTCCGGGGGTCTAAGCGGCCCTGAAGACAGATTGACGGGGCTGCCTGCGCGCGGCCCCTCCTCTGAAAGGACACAAGGAAAACCACCATGGGAATCACGAAATTTGACATTCTCCAGGCCAACGCCTACTTGGGGGCGATGTTCCCCTCGCGGGGCAAGGACATCTTCGTCCTACCGAGCAGCGGCAAGGACGGCAACGACGGGCTATCGCCGTACACTGCGGTGAAGACGCTCCCTGCAGCTCTCGCGCTGGCCACGGCCAACCGGAACGACCGGGTGTGGCACATCAGCGAGGGCAACTCTGCCGCGCTGTGCACGGATTACCAGTCCAGCACGCTCGACTGGAACAAGGACGGCGTCCATTTGTACGGCGTGAACAGCGGCGTGAGCGCTTCGCCGCGCAGCCGGGTCAGCCTGCTTGCCGCATACGCCACCGCTTCCAATCTGTTCACTGTCTCGGCGTCCAACTGCCGGATTCGCGGGATGGGGTTTTGGGCGGGAGTCGCCAGCGTGCTGCCGACCGGCTGCGTGAAGGTGACCGGCCAGCGCAACCGCTTCGAAGGTTGCCACTTCGTCGGCATCGGCGCGACCACCAACGATATTGCGGCGGCCTACTCTCTGAAGCTCGACGGAGCCGAAGAGAACGAATTCGACCACTGCGTGATCGGCACTTTCAACACGGTTCGCGGCGCGGCGCTCAACAGCGAGATTCTGTTCGACACCGGCGCGAAGGAGAACCTGTTCGAGAATTGCCGCGTGATCAGCCAGGTCAGCCACGCCAGCAACCACGTTCTCGTCGAGTTCGCGGACGCGACCAGCGTGGACGGGTACAACTACTTCCAGAACACGAAGTTCCTGTACCAGTCGGCGAACTACGGCGTGGGCGCGACGGGCGTCATGCGCATCCCGGCTCTGACGCAGGGCTACATCCTCGTCGATGAGCGCTGCGGGGCGCGGTCTGACTCGAGTGCCGTCACCGTCAAGTGGGACGTCAACGACAACAACAAGATCGTTCTGCTGGGCGCGGCGACTCCGGCGGCCGACACCACGGGCGTAGGCCGGCTGGTCTAGGCCGGGCCTGAGCTCGCTGACGACGCGACCGTGAGGAGGATCGACCGATGACGGGACAGCTTCATTTCAAAATCGCCGCCGGGGCGTCGCTCTCGGGGGCCTGGATGGTGGGGAACCGCGTGCCTGTGCGCATCGAGATGCCCGCAGCATGGGACGCGGCCAACCTCACCTTCCAGACCTCGCATGACGGCGTCACCTTCCAGAACAAGTACGACGGAATGGGCGCGGGGGCGGAGTTCACGGTAGGCGCGGCAGCCGCGCGCAACATCGACCTGAACCCTGCGGATTGGATCGGCGTGCGCTGGCTCAAGATCCGCAGCGGCACGGCGGGCACGCCCGTCACGCAGAGCGCGGCGCGGGACATCTACCTCATCACTCAGGAGGTGTAGCCGTGGCCTCACGAGCAACCCTACAAGCTCCGCGCGTGGTGCGCAGCGGGCTGGTGGCCGGCTGGCGCATGGGCTGGGACAACCTGCTCCGCTGCGCCTGCGAACTGGATAACACGACTTGGTGGACCGGGTCCAGCGTCAGCGTCACGCCGAACTCGGTAGCCGCACCGGACGGCACGATGACGGCTGACACCATCACGCCGTCGAGCTCAAGCGGCTACCTGTTCCAGAAAGACACGCGCTGGAACTACGCCAACGTGGTCCTCACCTTCAGCGTTTGGCTGCGGGTGGCCAGCGGGACGAAAACCGTTACCATTGGCGGGCTGGACAATGGCGGCGGGCGCTTCACGAATAACGTCACGGTGACGACGACGTGGCAGCGGTTCTCTACGACGGGCTCGACCACCTACTCAACCGAGTTCTGGGGGGCCTTCATCCAATCGCAGAACAACACCACGCCGTTCTATGCCTGGGGCGCCCAGATGACCGAAGGCAGCGCCGTGCTGGGGCTGCAAAGCAACGGCGCCGCCCTGACCATATCCGACTTCAGCGGCCTGGGCAACAGCCTCACCGTTCCCGCGACTCCCTACAACCCCTACACGCGCCTGGCGGGCTTCAGCTTCGTCGGCCAGGCCGGCGTTGATCCTCACGACTACGCCGACGCGGCGGTGGAGTCGCTGAGCGGGGTCAAGCTGCTCTGCTCGAGTGCGCAGGCCTGGACGGCGGTCGTGGCGGCGCAGGTGCCGGCGGCGCAGCCGCGCGTCAGCTTCGGGACGCTCCTGGGCCGCGCCAGCGACACAGCAGCCAGCCGCACCTTCGAGCTGGGCGCGACGAACACCGGCCCGGCCTTCTTCGCTTACCTGCGGGGGAGCCTGACCGCCTTGCCCGCGAACGACGCGCTCTGGCACGTCCACACGATCCGCTGGGACGGGGCGAGCGCGAGCTATTGGATGGACCGAGGCGCGGCCGTGGCCTGCAACGTGGGCGCGGCGGCCGAGGAAACCGGGCAGCGGATCATCGTAGGCGGCCGAACCAACGGCACCAAGAGCTGCATGTCCGGCATGGTCGGCTGCGTTCTGGTCTACAACCGTGCGCTGGGCGAGCGCGAGATCCACCGCAACTACAAGGCGCTGGCGCGCGAGCTGAAACCGCGAGGGGTGACTCTGCTATGACCTGGGGCGAGATCCGGCTGCTGCTGGTGCGCTTCCGCGCGGGCATTGACGTGGCTCAAGTGACCTCCTGGATGCAGGCGCGCTATGAGCTGATTCTCGACTTCCACGCCTGGAAGGGGCTCGAGGTCGAGACCTACCTGCAGACGGTCGCGGTGTATCAGACGGGCACCGTCAACGTCACGCAGGGCTCGACGGCGATCACCACGACGGGCACCTGGACCGGCTTCACCGGCCGCAAGATCCGCGTGGGCGGGCGCAGTGAGTTCTACACCATCACTTACTCAGGCTCGGCCTGGTCGCTCGACCGCGTGTACGAAGGCGACAGCGACGCGGCGGCGAGCTACTACGTTTTCCAGCACGTCTACGCGCTGCCCGCCGACCTGAAGACCCTCACGGCGCTGGACTCACCGGACACCGGCCTGCCTTTGGCGGACTGGACCCGGGAGCAAATGCGCGAGGCGGTGGGGCGCGGGGCCACGCTGGGGCGGCCCGCGGCCTGGGCGCTGACCGACGCCGGCGACGTGGAAATCTGGCGGGTGCCGGAGGCCTCGACGGGCATACCGCTGCGCTACATCAAGACGGCTCCGGCCTTCACCGGAACGAACACGCGCGACTCCCCCCTGTCCTGGGTGCCGGCCAACACCATCATGGAGGGAGTGCGCGCGGACATCCTCTTCGCGCTCGAAGACTACAACGGCTCCGACCGCAAGGAGCGGGCCTTCGCCGAACAGCTCGCCACGATGATGGGCAACGAAGCCATTCGCAAGGGCCCGCGCCCGCTGCGGATGGCCAGCGAGTACACACACCACCGGGTAGAGCGCGGCCTGCCGCGCAGAGGGAACTTCAGACTGCCATGAACACCCCAAAGTATCCACTGGCCGCCGTCGCCTTGAAGGACTTCGGCATCGCGCGCAACCGCGCCGAGACCACGCTGCTGGCGGCGATCACGTCGGCCTCGCAGACCACCTTCACGGCCTCGGGCAGCGGCTTCGCCGCGCCCTGCTTCGTCACCATCGACAACGAGATTCTGGCGATCTACGACGTGACGGGCGACACCTTCACGGTGGGTTATGCGAGTTCGGGCAACGTGGACGGGCGTGGCTGGGACACGGCCAACGGCGGAGGCGCGGCCGCGGCGCACCTGCTTGGCGCGAAGGTGCGCATCCTGATCGACGCGCAACCGCTCAACCAGGCGTCGGTTGAATTGGTGGAGATCGAGAAGAAGCTCTCAACCGAGTTCATCAGCGTGCTGGACAAGGGCGCCGATCCTACGGGCAGGACCGACTCCACCGC